TTACAGATGCTCAGGCGGCGATAAGTCGTATTTTACTGAAGGAAAGTGTTACAGAAAAACCAAAGTATCCTATTTATATTCCTTCACGCCAACGGGCAGATACCTTAACGACGGCAAAAATCTTTCAAAGCGAGGATATTCCTTTCAAAGTTGTTATTGAGCCACAGGAAGTAGAAAACTATCGCAAGCACTTTCCAGACGAGAACTTGCTTGTAATGGATAAAAATGACCAAGGAATTGCCTATGTTCGGAACTTTATCCTTGAGCACTCAATTAAGTCTGGGGATAGTTTCCATTGGCAGTTCGATGACAACATTAAGAACCTCGCAATTCGCCAAAATGATAAGAATAAACCTGAGAGCGCAGCAAAAGTCCTTCATATTGCTGAGACTGTTAATGACTTGTACTCAAACATAGGTGGAGTGGGTTTGTATCATCAAGCCTTTGCTTTTAGTCAAACGCGACCAATTCTTGTCAATAAGCAGGTTTACAGCGCAATGTTGTTGAATAACTCGACTGGTTGCGCCTTCCGTAATGGTCCAGTAGAGGATACTGATTACAGCCTTCAGATGCTTACAAAGAAATATTGTACGCTTCTGTTTACAATGCTCGTTATGAATAAGGCAACAACAGATACAATGAAGGGCGGCAATACAGAAATTACCTATTCAGGTGATGGGCGATTACAGCGTTCTTTGAAATTACAGGAACTTTGGCCTAACGCTTTCAAGATTGTGGAAAAGAATGGCAAATCTAGAATAGCCCCTTCCCGCATTTGGAATACCTTTGAGCAAATACCAAAGCGAGTAACAGATGGCTCGTAAGTTAAAGATTACACAGGAAATAACAGACAAGATTTGTCTTGCTATCCGTGCGGGTAACTATGCGAAGGTAGCAGCAGAGATGGCTGGTATCGGTGAAACAACCTACTATCGTTGGCTGGAATTAGGACAAAAAGATAACGCTACAAAGATTTATCGGGAGTTTTGGGAGTCAATCAAGCGTGCTGAGGCTGACGCAGAAGTCGCTGCTGTGGCTTTAATCCGACAAGCAGCAAACAATGGCACTTGGCAAGCGGCAAGTTGGCTATTGGAAAGAAAACATGGCGAACGCTGGGGCAGAAATGATAAGTTACGACAAGAAATTACTGGTGCTAATGGTGCGCCTGTTGCGTTAAGTATTGAGGAAGCACGGAAGGCAGTCTTAGCATTTTTAGATGAGGGGGATAAGGATGAGCCTGTCGATACGGGAGCAGATACAACTGAAACCCAAGGCGGAACAACAGCAGTGGATTGATGCTCAACACCCTGATTTGATTCAACAGTTATCTCAACAGCCATGGTGGTTTATTGGCAGACCAGAACAACAAGAGCCTGAAGGTAACTGGGTAATCTGGTTAATTTTATCTGGACGCGGCTGGGGTAAAACAAGGACTGGTTCAGAGTGGCTTGCTGACCAAGTCGTAAAACACCCTAAGACAAAAGACGGCGCAAGCACTCAATGGGCGATTGTGGCACCGACCTTTGGTGATGCCAAGAATGTCTGCGTAGAAGGTCCTAGTGGCTTCTTAAAGGCATTGGAGCACCGAGGCTTACGCAACGAAATAGATTACATTTACAACAAATCCTCACACAAGATTGATTTCCATAGTGGGGCAAGAGTTCACACCTTTGGTGCTGATTCACCAGACTCTGGTCGTGGTCTTAACTTATCTGGTGCTTGGTTAGATGAAATCGCTTCATGGCAGTATCCCTATGAATCATGGACTGAAGGTTTGGCACCAGCGCTGCGTATTGGAGACAGACCAAGAGTTGTTGTTACAACCACACCAAAACCTATCAAGTTAATCCGCGAGTGGGTAAGTCGTACAGATAACTCTATTCACATTACGCGAGGCAGCACATTTGATAATCAACGAAACCTATCCAAAACCGCGCTAAATGAGTTGCGTAACAGATACGAAGGTACAAGGACAGGGCGACAAGAACTCTATGGCGAGATATTAGAACAATCAGAAGGTGCGCTCTGGATACGAAATTGGATTGAGGACACTCGCATAAGCGTTGACAACCTGCCTCGCTTAACACGCATAGTGGTGGGGATTGACCCTGCTGTTACAAGTGGAGAAAACTCAGATGAAACTGGAATCATTACATGCGGCATTGGGATAGATAAGCATTTCTATGTACTTGCCGATGACACACTCAAAGCATCACCAAACGAATGGGGTAAGCGAGCAGTTCAAGCCTATACGAAATGGCAAGCAGACAGAATTGTTGCTGAAGTAAACAACGGCGGCGACATGGTTGTATCTGTTATTCATCAAGTGGATAGGGGTGCGCCTGTCAAGAAAGTCCACGCAACACGAAATAAGAAAACAAGAGCAGAACCTATCTCGGCACTTTATGAACAGGGCAAGGTTCACCATGTCGGAGGTTTTCCACAACTTGAAGACCAAATGGTTTTATGGACACCCGATACAAGACAATCACCAGACAGACTTGATGCGCTTGTTTGGGCTTTAACAGAATTAAGTGGAAGTTACCAAACGCTTACTGGTACTGTTCCGCTCTCGCTGACGCAAGTAAATGATTGGTCAATACCTAGATTGTAATGGAGCAATAATGACGCATTGTGGACAGCAAGGATGTGAAAAGGTATACAAAAGTCTTCGCTTGGTGATTGGATTACATACAGCGGCTAAGACTGGTCCAAACACCAGAGGAAAGAGCGGGCTGCGGGCTAGATGTACCGAGTGCGGCTTTGCTTATCCTTGCCCAACAATCGAAGCGATAGAGAAGGAATTGAAATGATAAGTGACCCAAGAGATATTGCCGCCCACGCTGCCAATCTAGTAACAGGCGAGAAGCAAGACAGTTATGGTCATCCTTTTGATGACTTTAATCGAGCGGCAAAGATATGGGAAGCGATACTTGGGGTTGAGGTTACAGCAGAGCAAGTAGCACTATGTATGGTGGGAGTAAAAATAAGTCGCCAAGCCAACGCAGCCAAATTAGATAACATTGTTGATGGGATAGGATACTTTTTAACACTCGCAATGGTTCAAGAGGAAAGAATAGAAAGGGCAAAGAATGAAAATACTTAGCGGCAAGTCTGATAGGTGGGGCATAGGAATCTTTTACTGTAACTATGACAAATCACTAGCGTTTGACTTCGCTTGTTGGTACTTTGTCTTGGTTTTCCACAAATACTGGAAGAACTAATCGCTAATTAACTCACGCAGTTTATGTAGTCTAGTGTCAGCATCTCCGTCACTATCTATGATTGCGAGTAACTCTTTGTTGTATTCCCTACGGATACCATGATAGAAGTTACTGGTTAAAGCCCACATAGGTATCTTTAGGACATCTCCGTAAAAGCGAATTAGGTTAACCCATATCGCTTGTGCTGGCTTATACCTTTCAGGAACATCATTATTCTTGCTTGGCAAGTTTATTATCCTTTGCGGTATCTCGTTCGGTTTGTAACGCAGAGAAGGTTCTTCCACTCATCTTCTTGTTAAAGTGTTTAATGTTGTTTGCTGGTATCCCAATTTTATTAGTGGGTAAAGTTATAGCCAATAGGTCTGAGGCGTCTTGATTCATATAACCTGCGTCTAATATCGCTACATCATCAGGGAAAACATCAGCGTGGCGGTCTATTTCCTTATTGACTAAATGGTCTTCCTTGCCTCCCATTGAATACAAGTAACGGAAGTTTGTTGGACAGTTAGGCTCAACTAATCTCTTGAAGCGACTTACCTCTTTGGTGTAACAATAGAAAGTTACCTCAGGAGTCTGGCGAGCGATTTCTAACCAAGCGAGTAAATACTCATCACTGTAAAAGTCTCCAGCATCATGGATACGCACATGCTTGCCGACCATCTTCTTGTGTTGAACCTCAGACAACATTTGTTGCTGCCACTCTTCAAGGTGATATAGGGTGTACTCAAGGTTTTGGATATGTCTGCCTCTTACATTACTAAATAGGTAAGTTCCGTTCCTTGCGTAACAGAACGAAGCACAAGCACCAGCACTAGGACAAACATTAAAATTAGTTCCATCATTTAACTTGATGGCAAAAGCAGGAAGGCTCCAAT